CATTTTACATTTTTCCATAGCTTCTCGTAAAGCGGGATTTTTTTCGCTGGCCAATCTAATTTTATTCCATAGTTGTCTATCTTCTAATTCTTCTTCCCATTTTATTCTTTCGTAACTTCTACCGATTTCAACTCTTGAGCTAAAGGGTGCACCGCTTTCTCTAGCATATGTGATACCATTTACGTGTTCGTAAATATAGGAAGCACCGGGTTTTAAATTAGAACTCATTTCATTACCAGCATTTTGTATAGTCAACGATCTCACTTTGTCTGCTAACTTCCTTAACAAAATAAGAGCATAGTGGATTTTCGCCGGAATGTAATGGGGTACAAAGTAACTGTCCTGCTTTCATTTTAGGGAAGTACCATTTAACATCCTGATAAACATCTACAATATCTATGTCTAGAAATTCTGGTTTAAATCCTGTTAAGGGGTTAAAACAAAAAGTTTTAAATCCTCTACCATTGAGACTAGTTAATGGTAAAATTTCCATATCAGGGCCTTCAGGATCACCCACAATAGTGCACCAATCTAGTGGCATGGTAATTTCATTATTACCAATTTGTAGTACAACTGCAGGTCCTGTAAAACTTTCTAAAAAAATCAGTGGAACAAAAAAGTGATCGGGATTATTATGATCGCTATTATCAAGTATAGCAAATCTCAAATCTTCTTCAATTTCGTCAGGTAGATCGTTTAGAAAAAAGGCCTTATTTTCGAGAGTCAATATCTGCATTATTAATATTTCACTTTTTCGATTGTAAAAGGATATTTCGCTTCCTTATAGTAGCGTTTTCGTTCCGTGAGATGTCTTTTGGCGTATTTTGTGGCTGCGGTGATATCCCAGATTTGTACAAAGTCTTTATCTTCAGCTCTCCTAATACCCCGTCCAATAGACTGTATAACACGAACAAAGCTTTTTCCGGGTTCAAGAAGAACCAGATTAAAAATCCTTGGAATATTAATACCCACAGCGGCCACACCATAAGTCGCCACAATAATCTTGTTATCAGCAGTTTTAATTTCATCATATTCTTCTTTACGATCTTTGGTTTTCACTTTGCCGGATATGAATACACTGTCGGGGATATTTTCTACAAGGAATTCACCACTTTCGATTCTATCTACAAGAATTAAAGTGTTACCTGATTTTACTATATTTTTAATAAGCTTTGCAACATATTCCATGCGATTTTTATCGGTTACCAAATATTTTAATTCTTCCGCATAGCTGCCAAATTCTCTGTATTCAGCAGTTTGTACGACTTGTACATGGCAGTCGGACAGCACACCTTTTTCTTGAAGTTCATGAGCAAAGACCCTATGTACAACTTCACCAAGTGCAGCTCTAATGCTTTGAAATTCATGGTCTTGTTTAGGAACAGTACCGGTCAATCCCCATCTAATAGGTGCACTGGCCAAATTACGAGTTAATAGATTTTTCAGTACGTCAGCCTTGGCCATATGGCAATTGGCTACTACTGCGCCCTCTACAATGTAGTTGTGATCGTCCTTAATATGTAAATTATATACTTCTTTTGGTTTACTTATTTCTATTTTTTTTATTAATTTCATATAGAGCCTTTATTTTTTTTGCAGTATTATCATCAAATTTTGTATAATCAATTTCTACTAACTGACTCTGTAACCATTGTTTATCAACTATCGTTATTGTATAGTTGTGCGCAGTTGCCCATTTAGATAATGCTGACAGTTTTGCTTGAAATTTTTTCCCGGTGCATAACTCTTTTGGTTTAACTTCTATAACTTGTTTGTTTATATGATCTACAAAATCAACTATGTAAATTTTTGTATCTCCATTAAATGTATATTCAATTCTTAATTTTTCATAGTCAGCAGTTTGATTGATGTATTGATATAAGGCTTCCCAGCTTGATCTATATTTTTCACCATTAAAAGTGGAATCCCAGTGGGTATTTCTATTGTTACTATTTGGAGTAAATTCTCCAAATAGTATTTTTTTCTTCATTAAATTAGATCTCATTTTTTTAGAATCATCTGACATTCTAATTCCGTACATTCCGTTACCGGCGCCAGAATTCTTCTCACTAATTTTATCCTTAACTTTTTGATCTCGTGGACCTAACGTGCCTATACGTTGTCCCTTGGTACCAGCGTTCCAGGGTTTACCTGTATTAAGATTTTGTTTGATAATATGTCCATATTTTTTTTGTACGGAGTTGCCACCAATTGATGCTAATTTAGATTTGATTTCCTTTTCAGTAATTTTTCCAGATAACAGGTTATCTATTTGTTTGACCCATAAATTTGTTTTAGTATTTTTTACTCGTTTAACAAAACGAGACTTTTCTTTATCATTTAAGATTGTTCCGTTAGCCAACGATATGGTATCACTAGAATATTTTATAACACGAGTTTCTTGATTATTTTTTTTCAAACTCTCATTGAGTTCATCTATTATTTGTTGATTTGTTTTTTTCATAAATACTTCTGCTTTAGTTATATGTATTTATGTGTTATTTATAATTTCATGGTCATTTGTTAACTCATCGGCACGTACCCATCCTAAATTAGTTAAAAACTTATGATTTCCCGACACTTGTATTTTAGATCCATTATCAAATTCCATTTCATACATTTTTTCACTGAGTGACTTTGTTAAATTTTTATGTTGTTTAATTACAGTATCTACTTTGAATTTTTGTGTATCTTCGGAATAGTTTATGATTTCATCACCTGTTTGTATATCTTTAATTGCTTTGTAACCGTTGGCAGTTAATACTTTACTATCACCGGAAAAACATTCATCTACCATAACACATTGCACAGCTTCTAACAATTCTGCCAGTGTTAACATTTCTGGATCAACATCAAAATCTTTGGATTTTTTATCTAAAATGTTCAAACTTTGCCATGTACAAATCGTATGTGTATGACCCAGCTCTTTTCTATCTCCGTAGTAAACACCAACATCGAGCCCGCAATTAATAAAATCTTCTTCGGTTTGTTCGACCAAAGATTTGTTAGGTACGATGGTAATGGTTCTACCATATTTTTCGCAAATTTTCGCTAAAGTTGCGGTGGTAATGGTTTTCCCAAAACCGGTAGAGATTTCCTGAATACATTGAGGATTGATTAAAAATTTATTAATAACCTCGACTTGATCATCTCTCAGTCTAATGGGTTGTCCTTCGAACCTATGACCCTTAGGCCAAGTTCTATCACCCCAAAAATCCTCGGAAATTTCGTCAAATTTTAGGTCAGTGGGGTTTCTATGATCCTCAAGCTCGATATAATAATTTTTTTCTTCAAGGTATTCCAAGACCTGTGGTAGCATGGAAAGATAGGTAGTACCACCGAGACCGAAAAAACTCACTGTACCATCCCATCGACCTAATTTATATGAAGGTCTGAACCTAGCAGAGGGGTCTTCGTACTTAAATTTACGGACCAAGAACTTTCTTGTGTCAAGATCGAGGTTTTCAATCTTAACATTCACTTCATCCTTGATAACGACTTTACATGACTTGGACAATTGCGTTATCCTTATGAGTTCTACCGTTAGAAAATATCACACAATTTTCATGATGTGTAATATAGTCTCGCATAGAAAAGTGTGGGTTGTGTAGTCCAAAATTAATAATACTATTAAATTTAATATTTGATTTTATCATGGGTTTAGGTAATTTTCCACTGATAAAAACAATTTTTGTTTTTTCGTTCACCGGTGAATTCAAATGGTTATCCTTAACAAATTCATTGAATTGTTTATAAGAGTCACTGGGTAATCTAAACATTACACTAATTTCCTCATTTTTAAAATTCTGTTCAGATAAAAATTTGTGTGTGTTTGATAGAATTTGTAATTCATCACCGCCAGGTATAATTATAAGGCAAGGACTCAAATATTTTACGATATTCGATAGACAAGAAATTTCTGCATATTGATTATTAATGGAAATTTTTTCCTTTGGATCTGTTTTCAAAAATAATTTTGTAATATGGTCAATATTTGAATTTTGAATCATGTCCTCGATGGTTGAATCCCAAGTAGTTATTCCATATTTTCTTGCCTCAAAGATTGCCTCTAGTAGTGTTGCGTTCTTCAAATCTAAATTGATGTATGGAGAATTAATAATTTTGAAGTGATTGTCTTCGTATGCCAAAATTGGGGCATATTTTTCCATATCATTGATAATATTTTTTATTTGTTGTTCTAACTGTTTAAATTCGTCATCTGTGTCAAAGAACATTTCATTAGACAACTCACTGAGAAACTTAATAAAATTTTCGTTTAGAGGAAAATTCCAACATTTTGCCTCTTTATCCCACATTGCAAATCCAAATTTTTCTTTATTATCCCTAATTTTTTTAATTATATTTTCGTTATATGGAAAAATAGCTCGAGCGACCTTGCCATACACATTATCCTTAATAATTTCAATTTTCTTCAAAGAAACAATTTTTCTAATCCCTAATTTAAAGTTAGGAGATTCCAAATCATTTGTTACATCTTGCATAAAAATTTTAGAAATTATTTTATTATGTTTTTTTAAGATTTTAACGGCCAATGCGGCTTGTTTTTCCGTTAATGAGAAACCATCGAGAATTTGGTAGTAGAAACTATCAATAATTTTATTATCCCATAGGTTGAACACTCTGTTAGGTGATCTGTAAATCTTAGAAATAATATCTTCTATGTAAATCATAGTTATATAGTAATATCCTCTAATCCGGAAGTTCTAAGTTTGATAATATTATTCAGTTGGAAACCTTTAATATCCAACCCTTTAATGATACCTAACCAATGATTTCTCAACATTGCGAATTCATTAATTATTTTTTCCATATCTACTACATCTGATTCGCCTTCGGCAAATTTTTCAGCATCTCTACTGCTTAATGCTCTTTGATAATTTTCAAGATATTTTCTAAATATACGAGATTTAATTTTTCTAAGTTCGATGTTTAAAAATTCAAGAATTGCTTCAATCTCTTGCAATTGATTGAATCGTTGTTCAACAACACCTGGCAATTGGGCAGAAGCTCTTTCCACATTACCGTGTATTCTAACTTCTGCTCGTGCCTTATCGAGCTCTTTGTAAAAGAAATCAATACAATCGGGAAGATTAGCAATATCTTTACTAACTTCTGAGTACCATCCCATTACATATCCTCGTCACTGTCCTCATAAAATTCCTCTCCCCAATCATCTTCATCATCTTCCTTTTCTTCATCATCTTGGTTAATAGAAAGATTGATAGCATCATCGAGATAAGAATCGTATCCAAGAAGTCCTTTCAGCGTTTTTACATCAACATCTTTATCTACCAGCATATCAACAAATTGATTAGCTGCGACTTCTTTATTTTTGTCTGAAATATATTCTTTAAATAGGTCCCAAATTTCAATGATAAGATCTTCATCCATTGTTTATCCTTTGTTTTAATTTTTTTGATTTAAAATATGTCGATTCAAGAAGGACAGATTCCTAATAAAAGGAATCTGTCGGTGATCATTCTTCCTGAGATTCTGCAACTGTTTCGGAATTTTCATTTACAGTGTTTAGTTTTTGGTCAAATTCTGCCATCACCAAATCTAAACATTTGTTTTCGTTTCGTTCCCACTCTTTTCGATAATACTTATGAATTTCTCCATTAGTATCAATATAAGTATAACGATTTCCTTCTTTAGTTACAATCTTTTTGTTTTCAAGTAAATCAAACATACCAGAATATGGATTCATACCGGTAGTATACGGAATCTTAAGTTCAATCGTTTCAAAAGGTTTAGAATATCTGGTTTTCATGATTTTACAACCTGATCTGATACCCAAAACTTCTGACACCTTATTGCCATCCTCATCCTCTTTGAGTTTGAGTTTTTTCATTGCCACCACAATCGAACTTGCATACACAAATCCTTGGCCACCGCTGATTTTATCATCGGGATTATATGGGTCTTGACTCGCATAGGTATGATTGGTAGCAACCAATCCTACATTGTAACTGCCGAACATATTAACGCAATTGCGAACAAGTGCTGTCAATGCCTTAGGTTTACGGCCCATATCACCTTTAAGGTCACCAGCTTCAAACTGATTTAGATCAGTAGGAGTTAGCAACATTCCTAAAGAGTCAATAACAAATAGCACCTTAGGTCTTTCTTCCTGAGGAATTATTTTATATTCCTTCATAAACTCGTTGATAGTTTTAGCAACATCATCAATCATTGCCATATTAAGTTTAAGAAGTTTTTCTTCCGAGGTATCAACACCTAGTGCCTTTAACCACTCTTCGTCAAGTGCATTTTCTGTGTCGATTAGAACAACAAAAATGTCCTGTTGTTGAGCGTGACGAATAATATTGCCTGAGCAAATATATGATTTACCTGCTCCTGATTCTCCCGCAAATACAGTCACTTTACCAAGGGGAATTCCCCGAAAGAAATTCCCCGAGATAAGATAGTTTAGTGCATAGTTTCCAGTGGAGACCCAATCAGTAGGATCATTAAAACCAATTCCTAAACCATCGATACTTTTAGTGATACTTTTTCTGAATTTACTTATGTCAAATGGACGATTTGCCATTTTTTTCTTCCTTTTTCTTAATTTGTGCGGCTCTTCTTGCTTCACTCCAAGGTTTGCCCTTTAAAGAGGCACTAATTTTGGCTTTTTCCTCTAGGGTTTTTACACGACCGGTCATTGTTTTTCTCATTGTTTGAGCCTTCATTTCCGACAAGTGCTTTTGAGATTCTTTCATTCTTCTCTTAGTTTCTTCGGACCTTTTTAAACCGACATGGCCGTTTGATTTTCCTTTTTTAGCCTTACTTATTGCCTCTCCTCTTTTTTTACCAACTTCCGGATCCTCTTTTCTACCTTTTCGTTTTGAATTTGATAATCTTATCGCATTCAAATGTTCTTCGGTAAATCCTCGAGATTTAGCAGAATTACTCATTTTCTGCAAAGTTTTTTCGGAATGAGATTTATTTTTCATTCCTGTTACTCCATTGCGGATATTTTCTTTCATTTGTTCTCTAGTCGAAGGCCCGGGGTTGCTTAACCCTTCACCACCGTCGGTTAAGTTTAATAATATTCCTGTACCTAAATCTTTGCGACCGTACCATCTAATCATTCTACGTTCTATTGCACATGCTCCTACGTTGGTTAAATTTTGTTCAAGCATTACAATATAATTACGATTTTTTGGAACGGATATCCTACCATGAGATTCAAATACTCTATTATTTTTTTCCTTTACCGATATAATACGGAGTCCCATTTGACCTTCTGAGATAGGCATAGACATAATATATTTGCATACAAGTCTCTTGTATATATTTATATTAAATACCTATCCCATTTAGATCAATAGTCTATCTCCTATTATTGTTGCTGACGGTTACGGATCATGTTAATGATATCTGCGGCACGACTAGAAGCTTCTGAACCAGAAGATTTAGTTTCCTTTACCGTAGATTTCGGCGATTCTTGTTCAACAGAAGAATCATCATCATTGTTTGATTGTTGTGCTGATACTCGTGTCGACGATGAATTAGAAGTGTTAGATTGGGCTGCACCAGCAGGTTTATAATATTGACCCCAACGATCCATATCAAATGCTTCGCCATCGACACTGGCTTCAAACATCTCCTTAATAACTTTAAGTTCAACATCAGTGGGTTTCTTTGGAAGGAAATCATTGAGTTTAAAAAGTCCGTACTGGTCGATTGCAGCTTTTTCGGCATCGTTAAGAGCCCGTTCACGACGCGCCCAATTTGATGTACTATAATCTGCGTAGCCGCCTTTGCTGGTCTTAACGATTTTGAAATCGAGTCCACGAACATAGTCAGTAGGTAGTTCCTCGATCTCACTATCCATAAGTGCGTTTTTTACGATATTAAAAATTTGACTACCAATAATAAACCTGCGAATAGGATTTTCGGGGGTTTTATCTTCTTGATATTTACTTTCAACTACGAAACCTTGGAAAAGGTATGATTTCTTTTTCCAATATCGACGACCCATTTCTTCAAGGCTCTTATCTTTGAACCAAGGGCGTACCTCAGTAAGAATTGGGCATGTCTCGCCCCACATTTCCATACAAGGAACTTGAACTTGAGTCGGTTTGCTATTAGTTTCCCCTTTGATTCCGGCGAAAGGCAATTTGATCATTGCTCGTTCGATCCAAAAAAAGGTATTGTTGGGGTCTCCATCGGGCAAGAAACGAACTGTAGCACTAGTTCCTTCTGCAATATTCCAATGGGGATAAATTTGATTGTCTCCGCTACCGCTATTGGAGCTTTGTTGTGATGCTGCCTGAAGTTTTGCACGAATTTCTTGAAGCGTTGCCATAATAATTTCTCCTTATATTAATTTGCCTAAATTTATGCCATTTCTTTAAAGCCCACTGACTAAAAAGAAAAACTGTGCATAATCTAAATTATACACAGTTTTATTTATCAGAACAATATATCTATATTATTTTTTTAAGCCAGAAAGTTTCAAAATATCCAAAATATCTGGATTTTTACTTTCCGATACATTGCTTTCAGCCGGCATAATGTTTTTGCCAGGATGTCCGCCAACATCTCCGATACTTTCTATTTTTTGTTTAATATTTCCGATCAGTTCCTGTAATCTATCAATGCTGAATCCGTCATCCTCGACAGCACCGTGTTTTCTTTCCCATTTGTTTGAAAGTTGTGAAATAAATTTTTCAGCCAATTTTTCAGCGAATTCTCCTGCCCGATCGCCGAATTTTTCTGCAACCTTTTTCTTGCAGTCTAATTTAATATTTTCTTCACCACGGAAAGGTCCTACACTTTCGTTATCCGCATTATAAAAACTTTTAACAATTTTAGCCACTTCCTTAACAATACCTTCGCGAGTAGGCATCATCGGCTCTCGACCTTTCATTTCTTCATTTTCGGCAGTAGGTTGTTCCTGACCTGGAACTGGTTGTTCCTGACCTGGAACTGGTTGTCCTTGATCCGGAGCCGGTTGTTCCTCATCTGAAATTCCTAGTTGGGTCATTAATTCTGGATAGCTTTCTTTGGCCCATGATTTAAATGTGTCAAAAGGATCGCTGTCCTCATTTCCTTCAAAAGATGCTTCAAGTTTTTTCTTTAATTCTGAATCAGTTAACCCAAACTCACTAAAAAATTCCCAAGGAGTATTGCCATCGGGACCCCAATCTAATTCAGCTCCTTCTGCACCCTGTGGTAATTGTTCGAGTGCTTTTTTAAATTGATCCAATTGATCGGGTGTTAATTTACCCTGCTCTACCGCTTCAGCCCATTCTTCAAATTTTTGTTCAGGTGATACTTTTTCATGACCAGTCGAACCCATTCCAATATCAAATGCTTCTTTTTTTGGTATTGCTTGTTTGGCTAATTGGTTTGCTCTTGAGTGTCCATCAGCAGAACCCGTTTTTGTATTCTCAGGATTTTCTTTTTCCTTTTTTTCACGCTCAGCAGCTTCGCCATCAGTTTCCCAAGGTAAGGTTTCTTCTCTTACATATTCTTCTAAATCAACTTTATTGTGTTCCTTCATTATTCTATCTAATAAAGGAAAATACTGTGAAAGTTCTTCCTGAAAATTAGTTTGAGTAAATTTCTGTTTATATTCTTCAAATTGAACAGGGTCTAATTCATGTAATTCTTGGTCGCTATGCTCTAATTCGTTAAATTCTGCCATCCAACTTTCATAGTGATGTCTTTTGCCTAGTGATTCTACTTTTGCCTTTAATTCGTTTAATCGGCCTATGGCACGCTCTGTAATTCCTGTTGCATCGTCGTGTAGTGTGGCACTATGAACTTTTCTTTGAAATTCCTGTAATTGAGCAATCTCTTCACTCATTCTAATAATTGCCTTACCGCCCGGATCGTGCGGAACACCGCCGTGATCAATATGTTGAGCCATAGCAAATGCACCGGCAGGATGAATGAAGGGATATTTAAATCTTTCACCATCTCTATTTTGAATAAAAATTGCCTTAATATTTTTTCTTTGGCTTCTGCTACCAGGATAGGTTTCGTCTACAGGACGACTGTGTCTTACAATTACCTCGGTTGCTCCTGTAACTGCACGACTGGTTTTTTTGGTGCTTCGATGATTCCATCTGGATTCACTTACTGTTTTTGGCATTTCCTCTTCCTTCTTTCCTTGTGTAGTAGCTAGTACTTGAAAATCATTTCGATCAAGATTATCTTTTCCTATATCTCTGGTATCGAATCTCAACAGTCTGCGCTGAGAAAAAAATCTCATTTCTTTTAAAAAACTATACCAATATTTCTTTGTAGGATCATCTTGATTTTCTGTAATCCCTTGACTATAGTAAATTTTTAAACTGCCCGGATCATTAATACTGATACTTATTCTACCTAGTGTATTTCCTTCGGCAACAAAATCAAAATCAAAAAATCTTGCCTCAGCAGGATCAATAGTAACCGCTCCTGTTTCATCCCCCATTTCTAAATTAGAAAATCGGCTTCGAATTTTATCAAAAAGGTCTTGACTGATTATTTGAATAGGTTTCATAGTATTATTTATTAAAATGAAGAAACATATATAGGCATGGGCATGATCCATTCATCCTCTCGTTCTTCACGAAGTTTGTCATAGATCGCAGGATCCCAATCTTGTAGTACCGTGGCCATTCTAACACTTAAAAGTAAAGCACTAACAAGATCATCATGCTGCCCTGTTTTTGCTTCAAAACTCAGACTTTTTGCAACAAATGCCTTTAATTCTGTAATCAGTGCTTTAGAATTAATGGTCATTCTGTTGCTTTCTATTAGATGTTTTAATTTTGCACAGGTAGTAATTTTTGTAGAATGTGTGGTGTAAAACCCCTTTCTATACCTTCTCACATGTCCTTTTCTTATAGGTTCGCTTAAAAATAATCCGGGAATATTTTCCTCTCCAAGTTCATTAATGGCCACTAATGCTGCCTCACCGACACTATTATTTTCTACACTGTAATAAATGCTAACAGCGGAATTCTTTTTGGTACATTCTTCGTTTATGTAATTGCATATATCTCTTAAGATTCGAATCTGCCCCTGAATAGGAGTTAGATTATGATGCCATTCTGCTACCTGTTCAAAACTAGGTAATTCAATAACTTGTATACCTGAAGGATCGCCACCTGTTCCTAAACTTGGGTCCAATGCTATTAAATAGGTAAATTTAGGATTAATTTTTTTATACCAACGACATTGACCCATCTTCATTATGGGTTCTTTTCCTTCCATGTCTGATAATTTAATGCTGCTGATCAAAGTTTCATCGAACACAAGAAATTCGCATTGGTGTTCTCGTCGAAATCGTTCTTCGCCTACACGACTTCTTTCTTCATTGGCCCATTTTTCATCTCGTTCTGGATGTTGATTCCAAATAGCCATAAACGGATAAAATCCATTTTTACCCACATCTGTAGTATTCCCGAATTCGTCTAATCTTTTATTTGCCTCTTTCCAAATAAAAGAAAATTGATCTTCATCACTGTTAGGAGTTGATGTAATAATAGCTTTACCACCAGTGGCCAATGTTGGTGAAATACTGGTCCAAAATTCTACTGCAATATTAGGTTCAACATAAGCGAATTCATCAAGATACAGTAATGAAATACTCATACCGCGGCCTGTTGTTTCTGTGGTTGTTTGAGCTACTATTCTAGACCCATTATCAAACTCTATACTCTGTTTATTATAACTTGTTACCCCTGCTCTAATCCAATCAGGGCACATTTCGTATCCATAACGAAGCCTCTGCATGATTTCCTGTGCACCTGTGAATTTATGTGCAGAAATAAGTATGGTACTGTCTGGAATAAACATAGCATACCATAATAGGTAACCTACCGCTGTGGTCGTCTTTCCTAGTTGACGACCTAGCATATTAACACTGAATCTATAATTATTATAGCTTTTTAATAGATCTTTTTGATAATCGTAGGGTTGATATTTTAGTTTTCCTTTAACAGGATGTTGAATATAAAAATAGTTCGTCATGAAAAACTCAGCACCTGTATTTAGGTCCTGACATTTAACTAAATTTTCTATATCTTCCTCGGTAAACTTTTGAGTTACATGTGGTGTTTTAACCAGTTTACCATCTAAATTTTTACTTCCCATAGTCGTTTATTTACTCAAAAAAATAGCCTCCTCGGAGGCTATTTTGGATTACATCCTAATGTTTATTATTCGTTGATAAACTTGCGATATTCTGCCATTAAATTTTCATATGTAGCAGTAGGAAGATTAGTTTGTCGTTTTTCTCCCTCTTCATCGTCGCCACTACCTGGTTGATTTTCATGATGAGCAAATTCCTCAGAATCGAATGCAGGAGCATCGCGTGGATCTGCAGGACTTGTGTCATACATCTTATCATAGCTTTCATCAGTTTCTTCTTCTGGATGCAATTTATCAAGTACAGAACGCATACTTTCACTATCTGTTTCAATAGGTTCTGCAGTCATAGGTTCCGCTGACATTGGGCCTACGCCGATTGTTGGTACCGGACTAACTGTAACCGGTGGCATTTCATGACCTAAATGCTCTGGTTCAACTTTTTGCAGTCCGGCTAAACTTAAAATATCTTTTAGCATACTGCTTAATTCGTCGCCACTGGCAGCAGTCATATTGATACTTGCCGGACTATGAGGTTGACCTGGCATACCCATTGGACCACATTCATTTAAACCTTCCGCCAAACCTTGCTGAACTTGTCCAAACGCCACACCTTTCTGGTTGATTGACCCTCTACCATGTCTAGGCTTATAAGGTCCATCCATCCATTGATTATAAACATCTTGGAGAATCTGCATGAGATCAACCCCTTTAACCTCAATTGTGTCCAGAGTATCTTTTGGAAACCCTAGTTTATGATCTTTTATATAGAAATCTATATCACCTAAGTCGTCATCACTAATGTTACTAGGTTCCTTCCCTTTAGCAAATGTGGTAATAGCGTTATAAACTGCCTGATCTATTTTATTTTTTTCATCGTCTGGGAGCCCATGGTATGGATCATTCTCAACCTCTTCCGCCACACCTTCGAAATCAGTTTGACCTGTTTGTAGTTGGCTAATGGCCATTTTCATTGCTCTCACCATTGCCTCGGGATTGTCCTCGGCCTCTGCACCATGCTCTCTAGCAAATGCATAAGCTTTTTTTAGAGTTTCATCATCACTGTTTTTAACATCATCAAAATAATCGCCTAACTCGTCGGCAACATCATCGATCATGTCATGCCCATCTTGAGCACCTTGTAGAATATTTTGTAAGACACTTAAAACCGCGTCCCTAAGTTCGCTATTATCTGTTGCTTCTGCCACACCTTGCTGTCCGCCGACATTGCCAACAGTGGCCAAACTGTTTTCCTGTGTCATCATTTTTTTGACGCGTGGGTTGGCAGCATCTAACTCTGCCAATCTCTGTAGTAGGTTGATCATTTTCATAATTATTTCCTTGGGTCTTCGGCCTGTTTAACAGGACTTGTAACATTGGGGTCAGCATCTGTATTAAATTTGGCCGCACCCTCAGTGGGGATCTGTTCGCCTCTGGCTTTTCGTTCTAGCTTTAATATGTCATTTAATTCTTTTACAAATCCACTGTTATATTTGTTGCCATAGTAATCATCAAAATTAGGCTTGCCAGCTTCTTTGTAATCCGGATCATCTAATAAAGCACCTTCTCGCTCTTCGTCCACATGTTGATATTCTTCACTGGGTTCTCCGGGACGGCGAACTACTAATCTTTGTTTGCTAACTTGTAAACCAGATGTGAGATATTCTGTAAGTTCTTGCTGTGTAGTAGGATAATCTACTGTTACCTCATAAATTTTTACATCGCAATTACGAACTTGAGGAAAATCTAAAGGAAATGCTTGAATAGGTGTAGTTCCTACTTTTTTGAAGGCACTTACCTGATATCTATCAAGCATACTCTTTAATTTATTTTCTTGCTCGGTGGTGAAATCACCAGCGACCTTAACACGAAATTCATGTTTACGAGCTGTAATACTTTCTGAAAGATATTCTTTAAAGTTTTTCATGATATATTATTTATTCAATTTCTTAAGTTTTTCCAAGATGCTATTGCGATCTGTGATGATATAACCTTCCCCTTCGATAGGAGCTTCTTCATTTTTATTTGATTTTTTCTCAATTGCTAATTTCTTCAATTGCAAATCTACCATTTTTAATTTTTTATCTATCTTATTTGTTTTAGCAAGAATTGCAGCATTCATCATCTGAGCTGCCACTTCGAACATTCTAGCTCCATATCTTGCATCAACATTCATTCCCAGATCCATTAAATCATCGTATGCTTGTTCTGCCTTGTTTGCTAATGCGTCCAATTCGCTGTCAGCCATATCACCAAGTCCTTTAACTCTTGGTAATGCGGCAGCAATTTTATCAAATTCTTCTAATTTTTCTTCTAAATTTATTACTGACAATGGCTCGGATTCACCATCTGGTACTGGTGTAACTACAGGTTCATCTGTAGGGAGATTAAATAATGTTTCCAATTTTTTTGTAATTTTACTTCTCCAATATTCAGGAAATTTGTAGTTTTTTATTTATTTTTTTTATTGCCCTGATGATACAAATTATGCTCGTTGATAATTCTAAATAAAATTCCTCGCTGTTTACAGAATTTATTTGCTGCATCCCATTTGGCCATATTTTTTACAAACTGAGCTTGATTGTAAGGATTTTTACCAACCTTTTCTAATATCTGTTGATTTTCGGGTTTTATTTCAATTACCTCGACATGCATCTTTTGATTACGATCTACATATTTTATTAGAAAGTCAGGAACATAAACTGTTTGTTTTCCTGTGAGAGGATCTCTATAAGGTATTTTAATAGGTTCGCTGGCCCATTCCAATATAGCAGGATTGTTGTCACAGAACATCATAAATGTCTGTTCCCAACCACTACGATATACAGGACTTTTTGAACCTACATATTTTTCAACATTTTTTATCTTATATATACCTTTAGAAAATTTAAGACTCATGGTAAAACATTTCTACTCACTGGTTGAAAAGTATTAAGCCCTCTGTTAGTTCCTAGGTAACTTGTTTTGTATCTGTTATAGTTAATTAATTCAATAGCAATGGCATTCAATTTTACACTGTCAACACCTTTTAATTGTGTCAATACTTCCATGGGATTGTAGTTGTCTGCTGCTGCTTGCTGCATAAAAGTGACGGCCAATACTTCAGCTGCCACACTATCAAAACTACGACTTTCGAAAAAACCTTTCATCAGTGCGAACACATTAGAATCTAAACCAAAAGGTATGTTAAATTGATTATTGTATGCTTGATCCGCGGCGCTGGGCGGTGTTGTATATGGTAAATTGTTGTACATATTATTTTTTAACGGCTAGACTTATAGGTCCTGCATTAATAGTTGCTTTTCCATGCAGTCCACCTGCACCGTACCATAAATCAATTCCTGTTACATTTACACCCGGTGCGGCTGTTTGACCTAAAGACCATGTGCCATACCCTATAGGAAAAGGTTGTAGTGTAGTAGAATTTGCTAAAGTTTGGCCTGTGGGCAAGGAAGAAAGATATTTTTCTTTTTCGCTCAGCGATAGCGGACTTTCGGGTGTTGTAGTTTGTTGAGCGGTGGCAAGACTATTATTTGATTGTTGTCCTACTATTGGTCCATTACTATTAGAATAATCTATACCGGCCGGTGAATTGTCATAATATCTAGCCTCATATTGAGATGCTTTATCACTTTCTTGAATAGATCCTTGATAGTATGAAACAGTGTCATACACCACAGACATTTTATTGCCTAGTATTTTCGTGTATTCGGATTGATCAACCTTATCATAATTCCATGAACTTATTATAGGATTTCCTATTGTGTATTGGGAAAATTTTCCTTGATGTAAAACAAATATGTTAATAGCATTTAAAAATGGTGCTTGACTTTGTATATTGTATCCATATTGATAATCGTTGATATCATATTTTGTATCATACGAAAATTCTTTGCCAATTTCTCCATTGGGATGATTTATAGAATCTGAGTAATAATAATTAAAATAATTTTGCCAGAGTAAGTTAGTCGATTCTAAATTATCATCATGAAATTCTATATCAATGGGGTCGTAGGTTATTTTAGTTTGAATATTTGTTTTTCTGTTGTATTGATTTATTGTTTCTGTTGCTACCTTAAATCTAGGTAGAGTAATATTTTTCACTAACATACCTATATCATATTGTTGATCTTTATCTTGGCTTAAGGGCACTGGAGCATATGGATTAAATTCAAAAGATACAAAATATAGGAAACCTAACTTAGGTGTTAAACCTAATTTATCATTAAGGTATAATTGTGTGGCGTGGGAATAACTTTTATAAAAAAGTCGGTCACCGTTAACAGATGTTCCACTTAAAAATTTAAAAAAAGGATCGCTCATAACATTTATTTAGCCATAAAAAAACCCGGTTTCAACCGGGTTTTTACTGGGTCACGAATTTAACTTCCTATTGCTGTGGTACCTAATGTTCTACCAACCGGGGCACCTAGTCCTAATAATTCACCATTAATTCCTGCTGTTTGAACTGCATTATCGTAACAAATTGATAATTCCATTTTCATTGCTTCTGTAGATTTAGTATAATCACCGCCATCATAAGTAACGTTTTTAATCCAACAGCCTTGAATTTCAAATGTCTCTAGTACTGTAGGTGTATATGCGCCATTGCCGCCATCTAGTAATTCAATGTAAGTTGTAAATTTATAGTCAAGTCCGGATGCTGCACTGGATTGTTCAAAGAAATCAAATTGTTTTTGCATCTGTTCCCCAACCTTACTGGTAACAGCATTGGTCATATCATCACGCAATGATAATTTAATATCATCCCATTTTGGTTTACCTGCAATTTTAACTACACTATTATAAACATCTAGTTTAATTTCGTCGAAAGTTGGTTTAGGACGATCAACGCTGATCACCTGTTTGGTTAATTCTGTAACTGGAGCACCACCGACGCCAAAATCAACCAAAATTACTCTAAACCGAAATGGTAATTTTGGCATTAACAGACCTTGATTACTTGCGCTCTGATCTGTATCTAATGGTACCGAAAATCTATTTAAACTTGCAATTGGCATTTACTGCTCCTTATTTGTTAAGTGCTTTGATAGCACCGGTATTAAGAATTCTTACAGGAATATAGATGAACTCTACGGCCTTAACAGGTTCGATTGCTATATCAACCCATAATTCACTACGATCTATTCTTGCAGGAGTATTATTTGAAGAATCACATACAGTCAAAAAATCGTAAAGTGCTCGTTGGCTAACTAATTCTGCTAATAACGCGTCGACCGCTGCTTTTACCTCAGTACGAGTTTGACTATCATTAGGTTCGAATAAGAAAGGTTTTGCTAGAATGTTCAATTGTCTACGAATGTATGCCACTAAACGACTAACATTTATTCTATCTAATGCACTAGCATAACTCGAAGGAACTCTTGTGTATTGTCCCATGTTAACAATACCAATTCCTGGTAAAGATGCGATTGGATTGATTCTTACACCAGGTGTGGCTAGAACATCGCGCAGACCTTGATACAAGCTAACGGTTTTAAACACACCTGTATTTGGAACTACATAACCTACACTGGTCACATTATCAACTACTCCTCTGCGTGTACCTGCAGGAGCGAACCAAGGATAACTCTTATTGTCGCTGTTAATAATAGTTCTAATCATCATATGACTTGGAGGAACAACAATGCTATTACCTAAGTTATCATTGGTATAACCGCTTGGGTAAAACATTGCCATATTTGTATCATACGAAACAGCACCATAGTCATTATTATCAACAACACCTGCAGTATTTAAACCATAATTTGTTAATTCAGTTCCAGTCGGATCTAATCTAAATGGTGTATCACCGATTACAAATGCTGTTTGACCGATATCTGTATTAAGTTCAATCATATTTTGAATTAACTCAGGATAACCAGGGCAAACAATTAGATTGTATGCTAAAGTATCTGTATCTCTAATATTTGTACTATCTGTCACCAAAGCTTTTAGTGCTTTGACCACAACAGCACGTTGAGCATGGCGGCCGAATTGTCCTACACCATTAGCATCGTTGGGACTTGCAGTAACCCAACGATTGGGTGCATAGTCGGTCATTGCTTCGTTACCAACTCGTGGATTGGTACTGTTTAGATCTATATAATTTGTCATGTATTTTTTAACATTATTTCCACTACGACGGGTGTTCCATAATCTGGTTCCTCGTGGATATAATGCAGGATCTACACAATCAGGATCTACATAATTACTGGCTAACAGGTCGGCTATGGAAGTACTAACTTCACTGGTACCTGTGTTAGCCCATCGAGCATCGTGAAATACCCATCCATTAGGACTATCGTGATCCTGTACATTTTGTAAAATCCAATTTGTACCATCATAGACATAAATTTCAGATCCGTAATTTTCAGGATCTGCTGTGCTTACCCAAATGTCACCAGTTACAAGGTCTGAACCATCTTGTTGAGTTGTAGGCTGACTTGCGCTTACTGTTGGGCCTGCAGGATCAGTCGACGAGAAAGCGTTTAGATAACCTACCCACTGTGTTCCATTATTATACATAATGTCAACATCTAAACTACTATCATACCATAATTGCCCATCATTTGGATTAACTGTAGGTGTAGTAGGCAATGCCTCATAATTTAAAGGTTTCCAATTACTTGCAAGGTATGTTGATCCCGGGCCTGCATAGAAATTTGCCACAGTCGACGGTGACATATCCAATGTTACTGTTAAGGGATTACCTTGAGATTCGACAAATTTAATCTCACCACCTAATTTATGACTTATTGTTAATCTATTCAAAGCAGAATCCCATGTTGCTGATGTAAACTGCAATCCTGCTGTGGAATTAATAGCTGTAGCAATTAATTGACCTAACGGAACTGAAGAGCTTGCATAGGTATTAATTGTATAAGTAGAGCCATAAGCACCATTTGCCAATGTTTCAGAAATGGTGAATGCAGCGTTAGAATTTAAAACAGAGGAACTTGTCACAGAGATCGAAGTAGGACTATTTCTGTAACGAATTAAAGGTTGATAAACAACATTATTTGTTTGTGTAACATCGTATTGAACAAACAATGAACCTACAGGAATATTTTGTCCACCACCTGTAGAATCTAGTGCGGCGATGGCAACATCTCTTGTGTAGTATAAAGGAGCAGAAACCAAATTCCATTGGTTTGATGTTGCACTATAAACCTTAAACACCCAATTAGAACCTTGGCTAGGACTCGTAGTTTTAATCCATATACTACCATTAATAGCGCTCAGGCCTGATGGAGTGAAATCAGGATATTGATAGTTAGGGCTTAAACGAACTTTTTTACCACTATCAAATCCATCAACTACAGATACCCATGTACCACTGCTGTTTTTATAAAATAGTTGCCCTATACCACCTAAAAATACCATACAGTATGAACCGACTGTGCCAAATGCAGAACTGGGGCTGCTGTTCATACTATCATAATCTGTAGTTAAATTACTGGCGTCAATTACTAAAGGAGTTTTAACAGTGAAAGTTTTTGTTGTGGCATTCCATTCATTTACACCAAAAGTCGAATCCATAGTGTCCAACCACTCTGTTCCATTTACAGGAGTTCCGGTTGGTTCTGTGGCTGTAGGTTTTAATTGGCCTAGATCTACATTTGCTCTTACGATATATGCTCGGCTGCTTACCCCTAGAGCACTATATGCGGCTTGTAAACCATATTCGTTAAGTTCTCCACCGTTTACAGGGTTACCTTCTGCATCAGTTTCAAAATAAGGTGTGCCAAAGGTGTCGGTTAAGTCTCGTTGACTGGTAATAACCCAAACTGTTCCATCTTTAGCTAAAGTTGTTCCTTGCGCTGTACCAGATGCAGAAGCATTCATTTTATCCTGTGCAGTCGCTACAAATATCATCGGGACTGTACCTGCAGCGGCCGGAGTATAAAAACTCTCGTCAATGACCGATACTGATACTCCAGGTGATTGTAATGTTGTTGCCATTTGTCTAACTCCTTTAAGGGATCTACTTTGTTTTATTTAGCCCAAAATGATAAAAAATTCAGGTTAAATATAGATCTAAAAGGCTAGAAACAAATGGCAATCTGGATTTTTAGATTAAATCTAATGCAATTTTAACTTCGGTACTTAAATCTTCTTCTGGCAGCAAATTTTTAATTTGTTTGAATAAATCATCAATAGTAGAATCATTGACAATTGTATGATCGATTTCTCCACCGATCCAACTAGTTTCACTTGGATGAATATTTAATTTTTTTAGTCTTTCTTTGCTGATCGCCCATCCGATGTGTTTTGGACCTAAGTTAGCTGCTTCTGCATCTGTGTACCATTCTGGATCCGGACCTCTTTTTATTCTAACAACCAATCCGCCGGCATTGTGAATAGCTTTAATCTCGTTTGGAAACCTAACATCTGAAATAACAATGTTATCTCCAGTTTTACGGATTTTATTTTCTAGGCTTGCAATCCAAATATCATCATGAAAATTAAGTCGGCATACTTCTGTACCCCAATACTGTAAAATCCATCGAGGAGTAAGATGTGGAATGCTTAATCGATCAGCCCACCAAGTATCAACTTGTTCTCTCCATTCACGGGCTTCTTTTGTGCGTCCTTCTAAAAGGATCCTATCCCAACCAAAAATAGATGAGATTGCATCTTTTAATGTATTAGCAAAACTATCTCGCCTAAAACCATGATAATTAACAAGATAGTCTGCTGCGGTATCTTTACCGGCACCTAT